TTGGATCATTTTTAATTTTTAATTGTGATATAATTTTTTTTATATTTTTTGCAACTAAATTACTTTTTAATGGACTATTACAAAGTTTTTCATTTGAATCTCCAACTGCATTAATAAAATTAAAATCTTGAGCCCAATATTTTTCAATAGAACCATAATTAATAAAATTAAATATTTTATATAAATATGTAATATTTTCAATAATTGGTAATTTAGAATAATTTAATTCTATATTATATTCATTTTTAACAAATTTCCAACAATCTGTATGAACAAATACTCCATACATATCATAAAAATGAAACAAATTTCCATGTTCATAAAAATTATTATTTTTATCTTGAAAACCTACATTACAGTCTACTGATTTACATCCATGAACTATTTTATTATTTGCTGCTAAAAATGTACATTTATTTAACCACATTGTATTTTTTTTAATATTATTTAATTTATCTAAAAACAATTCTGGATTTTTTTTATATTTTTCATAAGTTACTTTAAAATTATTTTTCCACTTTGTATTTTTTTTGTTACTTTCATAGTAATTTACGTTTTCTAAAAAATGTTCTTTAATATCAAATAATGCACTATGACATGTGTTTCCACATAGAAAACAAAATATATCCCAACACCCCATATATAAATATTTATAAATTATTTTTATAAATATATATAAAGATTTTAAAACATAAAGTATATGGCTGTAATATTATCATTTGATGTAGGTATCATTAATTTAGCTTATTGTTTATTTACAAAAGAAAATAATAAACTTAAAATATTAGATTGGAATATAATTAATTTAACTAATAGAGAAGCAACTAAATGTCATTGTGGTTTAAAAGCATCATTTTGTCAAGGATCAAATTATTTTTGTAAAGTTCATGCAAAAAAATGCGAACCAGTTAAAACATTTGATGAAATATTTAAATCAAATACTGAAAATAAATGTATTTGTTTATCAAAAGATCTTTTATGTGGTCGTAAATCAGTTTATAATATAGATGATCATTATTATTGTACTACTCATGCAAAAGCAAAATATAAATCATTGGAAACATCTCATAAAGTTAAACCATTTAAAAATAAAGCTGTTAGTACATTAGATTTTGATAATACTAGATTAAAATTATTTCAAAAACTAGAAGAAAAAAAAGAATTATTGAAAGCTGATATTATTCTTATTGAAAATCAACCATCAATGAAAAATCCAACTATGAAATCTATTGCTTCTGGATTATATGATTATTATATGATTCGTGGTTTATTAGATAAAGTACCTGAATCTAATATTAAAGTAGTTAAATTTATGAGTCCTAGTAATAAATTAAAATTAGTTGATAATGGTCAAACAAAACAAGTTGTTATTTATAAAGCTGAATCAAATGAATCAAAAGCATATAAACTAACTAAAGAATTATCTGTTAAATATTCAAAAGAATTAATAACTGGAATGACAGAATGGGTTACTTTTTTAAATAATCAAAAAAAAAAAGATGATTTAGCGGACGCATTATTACAAGGTTTATATTATTATGAAAAAAATTTATAATATATTATTAAATTAAATTTTGGAGTTATAAAAAAAAATTTTCTCCTCTGTACCATGTATCCATAATTCATTCATGTAGGTTAATCTGATTTGTATAAAATTAGGTTTAGATGATTTATGATGATAATATATTTTTACAATATAATATATTAAAATTTGTAATCTAATAATATGAGATAATATAGTCTATCATATGTACTCAAAGTTAACTTGACACGTTAAAAATAAGTACATTAAAAAAAAAATAATGTAAAATAAGTACAATGTATTAAATATTCATTTAAGTTAAAAATAAATACAAATATTGTATCAATAATATAATAACTTGTTAGTCTACTTTAATATATATATGTTCTATATTTAATTTAAAAAAATATTTATATTACTTTATAATATGGAAAATAAAATTAAATGTCAATATTGTAATAAAATTTTTATGTCATTACAAAGTAAATGTAATCATGTTAAAAAATTTCATGAAGATATTTATAATAAAGAAAAAGAAGAAAATAAGCAACTTAAATGTAAAATATGTAATAAAGAATTTTCATCAAGATCCAGTGTAAATCGTCATAAACGAACAGTTTGTAAAAATTATACTAATCAATTATATAATAATATAAATAATACAATTAACTCAAATAATAACTCTTATAATAATACTACAATTAATGTTCAAAATATAATAACTATTAATCCATATAAATCACCAAATACAGAAAATTTAACATTATTAGATATTTGTGATATATTTGAAAAAGAATTTCAAATGATTCTAAAAATGATTGAAAGAACTTATTTTAATAAAAAAATAGAGGAAAATCATTGTTTTAATGTATCAAATATGAATGGTGAATATGTTAATGTATTGGAAAATAATGAAGTTGGTATTCAATTAAAAAAATATTTTTTTGATGAATTATTTAATATATCCTTAGATAGAATAAAATTATTATATAAAACTTATAAAAATAAATTATTTGAACAACCAAAACAAAAAGAAATTCAAGGAAAAATAAAAGCATTAGAAGAAATGAGAATAGGTAATGGATCAATATATAAAAAATATATCAAATTAATAAATATTTTAGCATATAATAATAAAGAAATAATTAATAATACATGGAATAAAAATCACTGTATGGATAATGTAGAAATAGTATGGGATGATAATGTAAGTATAGATGAAATTCAAATATAAAAATGTTTATATATTAAAGTTAAATTTTAATATATAAAAAATTGAATAAAGTATATAAAAAGAGGAAACAAATATTAATTATGGATATTCCTATATATAAAAATAAGTTACCTGAAATAGATGAAAATGTATTAGTTATTTTCACAGAATATAAAGATACTCATATTGAAGCAGAATTAGTTGAATATTGTTCATTAAAAGGTATGATGATTTATGAAGATGCAACTAGAAAAAAAAAAGTATATGACTGGAAAAAAGAAGTACCCTTAAATAAAGTAATAGTAGCAAAAGTAGAAGAAATATTTTCTGATACATATGTAAAATTATCAACTGGATATTTTGATCAAAAATTAGATTCAACTGAATTAAGAAAAAAATTAATGAAACCATTTTCAGATAATAAAGTATTAACAATAACAATAAAAAAAATATGTAAAAACAATAACTTAGATTTTAATGCATTTTGGTCAAATATTATTTATAAAATAAATGATATAAAAAGAAGTGATGAATTAAATGATTCATTATTAGATTATATATCAGATAATAAAGAATTATTTAATAATATAATTAAAGAAAATTATTTAGAAAATTATGAAAAAATAATAGATGAATACGAAAAACAAATATCAAATAAAATTTTTAAAATTCAAAGTAAATTTTCATTGATAACAAAACATAGTATAGAAAATAGTAAAGAATTATTAAAATTATCATGTGATAATAATAAAGATTGGTCTTTCACATTAAAATATGAAACAACACCAACTTTTATATTAGAGTCATCTAGTGAAAATTCAACACAAGAAAATCATGAATCATTTTTAACATTTTTAGAAGAAAATTCTAAAATATTTAATGTAAATTATGTTAAAATAAATTAATTTATTTATTTATTTTTCTTTTTAACCCCATTGTTTTTTCTAAATTTAAATGGGATGTTTCAACTGGTTTAGATCTTTTTAATGAATATGATGATATATCAGAAAATAATTTATCTAGTTTATTTATTGGACCCACAGAAGTAGTTTTTTTATATGATTCTTCAATTTGCATTTGGCGTGATATGAGAGGCGGTTGTAATAAAATAAATTCACTTGAATTAGTATCAAAATTTTTACGAAATTCATTAATACTTAAAAATCCACCAAATTCTTTTAAAGTTAACCATGATGGAGCAGGTATAATTTCTTTATGTCTACCATATGTAAGATAATATTCTAAATTAATTAATGATTCTCTTTTCCAAACATTAATATCATTTAAATCAATGTTATATGCTTTCTTACAATTAAATGAACAAAAATTACCAGTACAATAAAAAATTCCATTAGAATAATTTTCAGGTAACATTAAATTAGGTATATTAAAAGAATTTTTACACCACCAACATTTAGTATCTTGAGTAAATTCAACATTATGAATATTAATTTTATTAACATAAATTCCATTAGATGCAAAATTTTCAGTATCATTTGAAAGAGTTAATATATCTAATTTATTTTTTAAAAAACTTTCTGAACTAGAATCATTAATAATATTATTTCTTATTTGACTTTCAGATTTAATAAAAATATAATTATCTTTATTTGATTTAACATCTTTTTCTTCTACATCATTTAAATTAATTGGCAAATATGCAATAATAACTTCTTTTTCTGAATCAATATATTCTTCTTTAATTGGTACAACATCAGGTAGTTTATTTTTTGGTTTTCTTCCTCTTTTTTTTAAAACTTTAACACATGGTATGTCTGCCATAAATTAATTATTAATAAGTAACTTTTATTCTTTAAATTCATTCTAAAATCATTTAAAGCTAATTATAAATAATATAAAAATCATAAAAATTATAAAAGAAAATATTTTACTAAAATTATAAACATATGTGTATCCTGGTTCATAATAAGTATCTAACTTGAGTATTTTTATAAAAAAATAAGATAATTTAACTAAAAATTTCCAAAAAATGTTATTACATGAAATTAACCAATTTTTTTGATTTTCAGATTGTTGAAATAGTTGATAACATAATGGTGTATAATACATATAACAATATTTTTTCATTTTATTTAATTTAAAAAGATCCCAATCATTAATTTTTTGTTGATTAATTAACAAGTATTTATTTCTAATTTGTTTAGAATAAATAACAGCATGTGAACATCCAAATATTAATGTTCTATATGTATAACTATTATATGGAATAACTATAATTGGAAGTGTACCTAATGAATACATAAATTTTTTATTTTTATTTTTTTCTAAAAAATTATATATATTATTTATATTAATTTTATTTTTAATTTTATTAGTAAATATAAAATCATCTTCTAAAATTAATATATTATTATAATTATTTTTTTTAGCATGTTTAAAAATATTTAAATTTGCATCAACAATATCAAATAAACTATTTTTAATAAAATTTTTTTTATTACATTTTTTAAATCCTTTATTAAAACAAATATAAACTATTTTAGTTGGTTGATATTTTGATAATTGATCCACAATATGGTCTAATCTTCCATTATTTTCTAAATGTAAAATGTATGTTGCATCAATATGCTCTTTAAAAATACAGTTACTAAATATAATTTTTTTAAATATATAACACATATTTATATATTAGATAAAATATTATGTATTATCTAATATTATATAATTTGCATTTGTAGTATCTGTAATATAAAATTATTAATTGTGATTTATTTTATATTATAATAATAATTTATAATATAAAATAAAAATCTAACAATAATATAATGGAATTATCTATTTTACAAATAATTTTATATATATTAATACCATTTGCACCATTATATGCAAGAGTTGTTGATTTAAATGGATCATTAGATCATGCATGGACTATGTTTCCATTATTTAATATAGCACCATTTAGTATTATACCAATATTAATGATGGCATTTGGTATAATAAAAAAAGGTAATGGATCTAAACCATATGATTATTTTATGTTAATACCTATAATCTTTAGATTTATTACTAGTATATTAGTAGGCATAGTAATACATAATCCAGTAATTAAAACATTGATAGTACTATCATTAAGTATGTTATCAATAATGGTACCTAATTTATTAAGAAGAAATGAAAATTGTAAAGATAAAACAGATAAAGATAATAAAACTTCATATAGTGTTATGAATAGTAAACAATGGTATAGATCATTTGTTGATTCAATCTTTGAATTAGGATTTGGTGAAATATTTGTAGTAATGATGATGTTTATACCATTTATTGGTATTGGATTTAAATTAATAGGAATGGTTCCAGTTATTGGTAAATTTGTTAACGATATAATATGGTGTTTTGGTTTTATATGTGGATATATAATAATAAATATGTACAATCAAAATAATATGGATGATATGTGTTATCCTGAAAAATTAAATACTGGTAATGAAATATCTAGATTAGTATTAGGTTTTGTATTTTTATCAATTGGTGGAATTTTTTCAGCAAAGGGTAATTTAAAAAAATTTGGTGGTCTAAGTAAAATAGGTAGAATGGGTAAAAAATTAAATTACAGAGAAAATTATTAATATATTTTTAAATACTGACATAATTATAATTTATAATTAATTTGTATTAATAGAAATCAATGATTTCTTTGGTTTTCTACCACGTTTTTTATTTTCACTTAATGTTGAATCAGATACTAATCTATCATTAATTGTACTTTCTTCTTGAGTATCTGTTGTATTATTTAAACTATTATTATTTTGTTGAATATGTTTAATTCTATTTAAAATTTCTTGTACATTTTCAGGTGCTCTAATATCTGGTATATCTCGTGACATACTTGAATTATTAGTAAATTGTGGACTAGTAAATGATGGACTAGTAAATTGTGGACTAGTAAATGGTGGACTAGTAAATGGTGTTTTATTATTCATTTTTTTTTGTTTTAATTCTTTTTCTTTTTCTCTTAACATTTGTTTTTGTTTTTCTAAATTAATTTCTTGTGCAGACATAAATTGACTATCCTTTTTTGGATTAGCCATCATTTTATTAATAACACCAGTAGCAGCAGAACTAACACCAGGAATACCACCTAATTGTGTTCGTGAAAAGTGATAAGCAGCACCAGATGCTAAAATTAATAAAATCAATCTAACTTCAGCAGGTGTACTTTTACCGGTACCTTTATA